AGGATTATAGTGCCACCCCGGTAACTGATCTAGATCCTTGTCAACGTGGACGATCCAGTAGTTACCTTCAGTGGACGCTATGCCTACAGAGTCATCAGCTTCCTCGTTCTCAGACATCTTAGCACCTAGCTTCATCAGATGTTTGCGAAGAGCATCATAGTGTCTAGGCTTTGGAGCATCCTTGCGATTACCCTTGTAAGGAACAGTGGTAGCTACCTCGAATCTAAAGTTAGTCTTACCTGTAATCCAAGCTCTGTAGTCATCACACTTCAAGCGCATATAGATTATGTCGGTAAACCACTCTGTGAGTCGATTTAGTGCCCACCGTTCCTCTTCCTCCTCATTGGAGAAGCCAACTTTATAAACTAAAAAGTCAGCATCTACAATAGCCTCAGTAGGCTTATCAGAGAACGTCATCCGCTGTCTCTTCTTCCTCAGAAGCACCTTCAGGAGAGTACACTTTCAGTTCAGTAACAATCAACTTCTTAATTGATGGTGCTGCACCAAACTTAGCTGACATCTTGTGACGGTATGATGAGATAACTGCATGGCACTTAGTACCGTTACCCATCTTAGCAATGTCTACAGGATTACCTTCTTCGTCCACAGGTGTGAACAGGTAGGTTGACTTGGCAACAATGAAGTTACCCATGCTCTCTTTGTTCTTGATGTTGATGCCAAGCTCTTTAAGCTTCTCGCAGGCTGCATCGCTCAAGTTACCAATAGTACATTCGTACTTCTTGTTGTCTTCATTGAACTTGGTGTTAAAGGTGTTCATCCAGTTACTCCAGAAGATTTCACCAGCGACTTTAACGGGTTTCAGTGTATCAATACTCATTTCATTTTCCTTTAAGGTTTAAATTATTTCGCAGTAACATCAGTTACTAGGGGTTCAGTTGCTGATTGTTTCTCTTGCTCTTGAAATTGAGCTACCAGCTTCTGATGCAACGGGAATGCACCTGACTCAGTAGGTAGTTGTCCAATCACTCGAACAATGAAGGCAGCTTCATTTGTGTCAACATCGAATACCATTACGTTCCTCTCTTTAGTGCAGCTCTTGTGACGGGTGAGCTGTATTACCCGATGCCAGATCTTCTAAGTACACAAGTGCAGATAATAGCACAGTGTATACCTCTTCAAGATCTAGATTCTCTCCTATCTTAACTTTGAAAGTTTCACCTTCAACATTAAACAGTATTTGATTCTTATCAATGTGTTTCACGCCAGTTGTTGCCAACTTTGTACTCCCCGTCTAGTGGACAACGAAGCTTGAAATGCAACCCAGCTTCAACGATACTTTGCTTTGCAGCCTCACCTACCATTGTAGCATACATCTTAGGAACTTCAAGTTGAATTTCATCGTGTACATTTGCTACCAGCTTAACAGGCCACTTGTTAGCCTTAGTCTTATCGTGAAATAATACTAAAGCCTTCTTCATCACTATCGCCCCAGCCCCTTGAAGGAGCGAATTGAGAGCTGCGTGTTCGGAGCGCACCCATATCTTACGACCATCAAGCCCCGGTACAAAGCCCTTACCCGCATATCTGCTAACCGTATTTCTAAGACGTTGTAAGGCGGGTGTGTTTTTAAGAAAGGCATCGATAAGTTTCTGTCCCGCTTTAGCATTACCACCGACAATGGAACCAATCTTAGCTGGCCCTGCACCGTATAGAAATGCGTAAATAAATGTCTTCGCTTGATCCCTTGTCTGGAGACCCGCAGCTTTTTGGTTCTGCGTGTGAACGTCAGTTCCATCCTTTGATGATCCTTCAGTGACCGTTTTAACATAATCTTCATCTTTCATATAATGTGCAAGCATACGCAGCTCAAGGCCACTAGCGTCACAACCAACCAATACGTTACCTGCTTCAACAGTCCAACACTCTCTGCACTCAGGCCCATAAATACTCCCAGCATTAGGAATCTGTGCCATGTTAGGACTACTGTGTGTCATCCTACCAGTTACAGCTCCATTCGTTATAACTTTACCATGTACTCTACCGTCCTTACCCATAGACTCTAACCAACTTTCAATCTGAGCTACACGTTTCTGTAGCATCAAGTAAGTGGCAATCAACTGAGCTTCCGGTAGAGGAACCTTAGCAAGCACAGACTCATCGACAATAGCCTGACCCTTCTCAGTGAACACCTTAGGCTTCCATCCTAGTTCCATCAGCTTCTCTCCGATCTGCTTTCTACTTCCGGGATTGAAAGTATCAATGCAGTCTTTGATAGGCTTTCCACTGGTTTTGTGGAACCTTGGTGTAACTGTTGGAGGCCATCTCTCTTGCATCTGCTCATAGATTCCAGCCATCTTTCCTTTGATGTCAGCAAGTAAGCAAGTGGTGTAGACTTGATCGAGTTTGAATCCATGTCGTGTCTGTTCCTCAATGATAGCTGCTACCTTATGCTCAAGAGTAAGGCTTTCTTGTGAAAAGTCTTTCTTAGTGAGTTCATCAGTAAGATGAGTATAAAGATTACAAGTGACCTCAACGTCCCTAATGCAATAATACTCCAGAAGAGCCATGTGAGGAATGTTGAAGCACTCACCCTTGTATTCCTCTCGTCGTTCCATCAGCCATTCCCATATCCTTTTGTAGTCAACTTTCTTAATCGTCCCCATCCTGTTGCCCCATGCGTCTAAGCTGTGCCCGTTCTCTACTGAGGGATCTAGCAGTCTTGAGGCTATCAGTGTATCGAACACTTGGTTCAAGCGAATCTTCGTATTCCAGAGCCTGTTGAGTATCGAGAAATCGAAGCCTATTCCGTTGTGGGCTACTATCAATGTAACGTCCTTTAAATACTCCACGAGGCTGTCTGCTGCTTTCCATACGTTCACTTCTCCAGTGTCAATGTCCTTAGTTACCACCATCCAAATCGTGTTGTGATCTAAGGTTGTCTCGATGTCCAATACGATACGCTTCATACTCTGCCTTTAGGTCTTCATAATGATGGATGAGTAACTGATACTTATCTTGCATTTCATAGTACTTAGTCTCCAAATCAAGCATTCTACCAGCTATTGTGTCTAGGTCAATCATTCACTTTGCCTCTATAGGTCAGTTCAGGGCAATGATACACCGTATTCCTGAAGTCAGTCCTATAACGTGACCTGACTACATTATTGACATTTAGCGACACGACAGTTCTCTTACGTTCTTTTGTAGCTGCTTTGTAAGCATTAACTTTATCACGGTTACGTTGAACCCACTCACGCTGCTTGAGCCTGATACGTTCCTTACGTTTCTCATGCACTGCCCATACGTCTTTAATGGTTCCCTTAGTACTCACTTTGCAGCCTCCATGTATAAGCCTACATTCCCTAGTGCATAACCTACAAAGGCTATACCCAGACCAGTATTCCCTTTGACGATCAAGTCAATGGCTACGATAGTGTAGACCACTCCAACTACAGCAATTAACCATGAACTCATAATGTCTCCTCCAGCATTTCAACCATGCGTCCAGTGTTCATGTCATACTTTAGCACACAAGCTGGGCCAGTATAACCATTGTAACGATTCTTAGCTACAGCTACCTTAGTCATGTGACGTTCATTATCATCTTGAGCCATACTGTTACGCTCCAAGGTAATCACAGCATCACTCAGCTGAGCAATAGCACCTGAGCCTCTGAGCTGCGACAATGATACACTGCCTCCATCTTCGTGGCCTTGGTTCCCCTGCAGTCTACGAAGGTGACTGACACAGATCAAGGTAATCTCCAGCTCTTGCACCAGTGTCCTTAGCTTCGTCATCATGTTATCAATAGCCTTACGCTCATCTCCATTGTCTTGACCAGATATAACAATACTAATGTGGTCAAGAAATATAACCCTGCAATCACAAGCTTTAGCCATGTATCGGATTCTGTTTGCAATATTATCCACATCACTGCTACCGAAGTGGTCAAACAAGTAAACACGATTAGTCCCAAGAGTAGCATCGAAAGCATCTTTAAGTTCCTTTTCAGTTGTGGGTGTATCAGGTAAGTGCAACAGCTTGTTAGCGTGTAACGACATAATGCTTCTAGCTGTCTTACGAGTGGACTCTTCAAGGAATAACCCTCCAACATTCCACTTGGTAGTGTTCAGTATATTGAACAATATCTCTCGCAGGAACTGACTCTTACCTAGTCCACTACCAGCTGTGACTGTGATTAACTCCGCTGGCCTCATACCATAGAGGAGCTTATTCAAGCCCTTCCAAGGGTACATAGCCTCAGCCTTAGCCTCAGGTTTAATCACTTCCTCCCACAGTGAGGCTGCATTGATGATGCCATCTGGAATGTACACCTCAGCCCTCCACCACTCATTCACAAACTCTTTTGTAGCCCCAGCAATGAGGTAGTCACAGGCATCTTTGTAGCCACTTAAGTGCTTCACAATCTTAGCCTTGTTACCAAACAGTTCAGCCACTTCCTTTGCAGCCTTCTTACCCGGTTCATCAGCATCAAAGCAAATCACAATGCTATCGAAGGAGTTAAGCCACTCATATTGTGCCTTGCAGTCCTTTAAAGCGGCCTGAGCACCGTTCCTGACTGACACCACAGGGTAGAGGCTACCATTCATCTGAAAAGCTGCTAATGCGTCGAGTTCTCCTTCAGTGATGGTGACTGCTTTGCCGCCAGCGTGAAAGAGCTGTTGACCGAACAACCTAGCATTCGTGAATGTTCCATGAATGCTGAAAGTCTTGTCTGCCACTCTTCTAACTTTTGCTGCGACCACTCCTCCGGCATCGTCAGTGTAAGGGTAAAAGTGTTGTCCATTGTCTTGTGTTACTCCGTATTTCTCACAGGTTTGAAGGGTAATACCTCTATCAGGTATTGATTTAATCTGACCTTTAATCTCTAGCATTGCTTGCTTTCGTGGTGCTACTGCATCTTGCATGATTGATAATTCATCAGCATCAGTTTCATGTTCTGTCTTACCACAGGCAAAACAGTGTGTATGATTGTCATCGTACAGAGAACAAGCATCGGAGCTACCACAGTGTTCACAGGCTATGTGCCTAATGAACTTTGAAGGTGGATTAGGTTTACGTACTAGGTTTAGCTTCATTGTTGTTAGCCTCCCTTAGTTCCTCTATCACCTTTAGTGCCTTAGTGTCGAGGTAGCCATAGTAGATTTCACCCCTAAGCTGGAAGGCAGTGAAGTCCTGCAGTAAGGCTAGACAATCAGCTATCAACTTAGCATCATTGTCACCACCTTGAATGATGTTAGATGGGAAAGGCCAAGGCTTATCAGGGTCAATGTTCATTTTGATAGTACCAGTTTAATTAAAGTTACGATAAATACAAATATAGCCATCACCATTTGAATGGGTCTTCCTGAGCAGTTACGTACCCATTATGTACCTTGTTTAAGACAGCCTCAGATACATGAGACATTACCTTATCACGACCATTGTTCATAACTAATTCAGCCATACTGTCAATGACAGACCAATACCAGCATTCATACTGTACCAAGTCCATGTCAACATCTTCATCATCGATACCATACATTCCAATAGACATAAAATTATCCTTTCAATCGTGTCTTACGACACTGGGTTTATTGTCCAACTTTCACACTTTAAAGACTTATAAGTATATTACTT